AAGGGCGGCTTGGGATTTCCTGAGCCGCCCTAATCTTATGGAAGGAAGATATGTTAAACTACAATAACTTATTTGAATTTGAATTAAGGAAAATGATCAATGAGGAAACAGAGCGAATTACTGATGTATTGGCGTCTGGCATGTCGGTCATTGATTATTCCGACTACAAGCAACAAGTAGGTAAGATCCAAGGGCTTAGAGCCGCCCTAGATTATTGCGAAGAAGTAAAATCCATCATCTCAAAAAGGTAGGAGAGCCTTAGTCCATGCCACATATGGTTATGACGCACGATACTAATCCAAAAGAAGCCCTGACTACAGATCTTGGCGATATCAGCGGTTTTGAAATTTTCAACAATCAGGTTTTGTGCGCTGTTTATGTGCGCCCAGAAAAAACCAAGAGCGGCCTCTACATCACCGCTCAAAGCCGTGACGAAGACAAGATCCAAGGTAAGGTCGGCTTGGTCGTTAAGACTGGCCCAGATGCATTTACCGATACGACTGGTGAATGGTTTAATGACATGGATATTGAGCTTTCGGACTGGGTCGTATTTCGCCCATCTGACGGTTGGAGCATCACAGTCAATGGCGTCCTTTGCCGCATCTTGGATGACACCAACATTCGTGGTCGCGTCCAGCACCCAGATCAAGTTTGGTAAGGAGAGAATCGCATGACTGATAATTCTGATGAAATCGATATCGTCATTGACGATCCTATAGAGCAGGAAGAAATCAAGGTTGAGCGCTCCAATGAAAGGGAGCGTCCTGCGCCAGAAGATGGCATTGAGGCCCTAAAGGCGCAGCTTGATCAAGAGCGCAGGGCAAGGGCTGAGGCTGAGCAGCGGGCTTATTCGGCACAGAACGAATCTCAAGAAAACCAAATGCATTTGGTTTCAAATGCGATTGAGACGGTGCGCCAGAACAATGAAATTTTGAAAGCAAACTACAGAGCCGCCATGTCTGTTGATGACTATGACAGCGCTGTCGAAATTCAAAATGAAATGGCGACCAATGCCGCAAAGCTTCTTCAGCTCCAGCAGGGCAAGGAAGCTTTGGAGGGTCAGCCACGGCAAACGGCCCCTCAGCCGTATCAAGCTGACCCTGTTGAGGCTCTAGCTTCGCAGCTTTCGCCAAGGTCTGCTGAGTGGATCCGCCGCAATCAACAGTTTGCCCGTGACCCAAAGCTTAATCAGCGCATGCTGGCGGCGCATAGCTTGGCCATCACCCATGATATCGTGCCCGACACCGACGAATATTTTGAAAGCATTGAGCGGACGCTTGGTGTTCAGAACCAATATTCTGACCGTAACTCAGCCGATCCATCCGGTGATGCAGCAAGGGTCGTGCAGCGCCGCTCATCGCCCGCAGCAGCGCCTGTGACGCGGTCCAGCAGCACCAATGGCTCAAGGCCTACCGTTGTGCGCCTTACCAGCGCAGAAGCCGAAATGGCATCCATGATGGGCATGACTGAAAAAGAATATGCCCTGAATAAGGTTGCCCTCAAGAGAGAAGGAAAAATGAACTGATGGCTGTTAATCCAGTGCCCGCAAAGCGCGGTCGCCCTCGTCTTAATCCCCTGCGTGATGCGGTGGTTGAGGTAAAGAAAGCCAAGGCCGCTAAAGAGGCGGAAGAGGCCCAGATCGTTCAAGAAGAAGTGCGATCCACCCGTCAGGAGATGCGCCCGTCCATGCGTGAGGAAGATCCGCGCACCCGTGCTGCCCGTCGTGCCGCAGAATTGCGCGAACACAAGGGCGATATGGATGACGGCACCGATGACTTCTTTATCGACGGCTCGGCCATCCCAGATGGTTGGTCATATGAGTGGAAGCGCAAGACGGTGCTTGGGCAAGAAGATCCAGCCTATCAGGTGGCTCTGGCCCGCAATGGCTGGGAGCCAGTTCCCGCCAGCCGCCATGCATCCTACATGCCTACAGGCAGCAGCTATTCGACCATTGAGCGTAAGGGCATGGTCTTGATGGAGCGGCCTCTGGAAATCTCAGAAGAGGTTCGAGCTATTGAACTAAGGAAGGCAAGGGCTCAGGTTCGTCACAAAGAAGAGCAATTAAATTCTGCCCCAGATGGACAGTTTGGCCGCAATCATTCTGATGTTAAGGCCAAGATCAATAAGTCTTTCGAGCCTATTCCCATTCCTAGGGACTAATTAAAACATTGAGGGCGATCTTCGGGTCGCCCTTTTTGTTTGACCAATCAATAAAAATAGATATACGGTGCTAAATACCTCCCCCAGTGTGGAGGGATCGAACTTTTCTGTCTTTAATCGCCCCGGTGCGCGATGATGACTTTTCCTCAAAAAAGGAGAACCCGTCATGGCGAACACCAATACGCCTTTCGGTTTTAAGCAAGTCAAGGGCACCGGCTCGCTGCCGACCTTTGAACAAAATGTGCGATACATCGCTCCTACCAATAGCACCGCCATTTTCTTTGGCGATGCGGTAATCCCCCTAAACACCGGCTATATTGCTGTAGCGACCGCTGCTGCGGTTCGTATGGAAGGCATCTTCGCTGGCTGTAAGTATACTTCGGTTTCGCAAAAGCGCACCGTCTGGTCCAACTACTGGCCCGGCTCCGATGCCAATGGCGACGTTGAGGCTTACATCATTGATGACCCCAACGCTCAGTTTCAAGTTCAGGCCACTAGCGGCCCCATTACGTTTACAAGCGTTGGTAGGTACGCCCAGCTTACTGCTGGCACAGGGAATACCGCCACCGGCATTAGCGCAATGACTTTGGCAACTCCAAGCGCTGGCACGATCACCTTTCCATTTATCGTTAAGGGGCTCGTTCAAGATCCTCCCGGTGCCAATGGTACGGACATCACAACCGCTTACAACATCGTCGTTGTCGGCTTCAATAACGCCTCGACCCGCACCAATGGTGCTGGCCCTGTTGGCTTGACGTAAGGATAAGGGCAAATGGCTGTAAATCTATCAGCGATTAAAGACCTTCTTCTTCCCGGCCTGCGCGGGATTGAAGGCAAGTACGAGATGATCCCATCTCAGTACGATAAGTTGTTCACCAAGCATGACTCCAAGCTGGCTTTGGAGCGTACCGCTGAAATGCGCTACCTCGGTCTTGCACAACTGAAAACCGAAGGTGCTCAAACCACCTTTGATAACAGTGCTGGTGAGCGTTTTGTCTACAACCAAGAGCACAATGAAATCGCCCTTGGTTATGCGATCACTCGCAAGGCCATTGACGATAACTTGTACAAGACACAGTTCCACCCATCAAACCTCGGCCTGATTGAATCTTTCCAACAGACCAAGGAAATCTATGGCGCGAACGTGTTCAACACGGCCACCACCTATAACGCTGCCATTGGCGGCGACGGTGTTGCCCTGTGCTCGACTTCGCACCCAATTGATGGCGGTACGGTCGCAAACAAGCCCACTGTTGATGTGGACCTGAATGAATCGACCCTGCTGAATGCCATGATTGCCATCCGGACGAACTTTAAGGACCAAGCCGGTCTTAAGGTTTTTGCCCGTGGTCGCAAGCTTGTCATTCCTCCACAATTGGAGCCAGTGGCTATTCGCCTAACAAAGACGGAATTGCGTCCCGGCACGGCAGATAATGATGTAAACTCCATCCTGACCACCGCTGGCGGTTTGCCAGAAGGTTATATGGTTGATGATTACTTCACCTCAGCCTTTGCTTGGTTCTTGCTGACGAACATTGATGGCTTGTCCTATATGGATCGGGTTAGCTTTGAAACGGACATGCAAGTAGATTTCGTAACTGACAATCTACTTGTCAAAGGTTACGAGCGCTACTCCTTCGGTTACTATAACTGGCGCTCGATCTTCGGATCGTTCCCCACCGCTTAAGGAGAAGGCACCATGTCCATTTCGGCTTTTTCTGGTCCAGTGATTTCGTTTGGCTCTTCTGCCAACGATCTCTATGACAACAACCCAGAAGCGGGAACTTCTTTGTTTTATGCCGGTGCGGGGATCGCAGATCCCCGCCCGTACTATTGCTACAATCCGGGTCAGGATTTTGGTTCTGACACCGCCGGATGGCTTGGGACCAGCAACATTAGCACCCTCAATGTTGTACCATATGCCCTAAGCAACGTGGCCATTGCCGCTGCTGCTGTTACGGTTGCGGCCACCCCGATGACGCTGGTTTCGGCCAACTCGGTGACCACGGGCGTATCTGTGGCTCAGTCCATTAGTCGGGCTGATACCGGAGCCGTGGTTACGGGGCTTTTGGCCATTGATGGGCACACGTCTGTCATCGGCTATATCTCTAATGGCACAAGCGGCACGGCAGGCAACATCCTGACCGTCTCTACCGCCGCCAACGGCCCCCTGATTATCGGCATGGTCATCACTGGCACCAACATTCCTGTTGGCACCTATGTTACCGGGTATGGCCCCACGACCGCTGCGGCGGGCGCTGGGACTGGCTTTACTGGCACCTATACGGTCAGTGCTTCTGGTGCCTTTGGTACCAGCGGATCCCCACTTACCATCACGGGGAACCTTGGCAGCAGCACAGTTAATGCTTTGAATGCAGCGCGCATTCATTTTAGCAGCGCTGGCACCATTCAGGTTTGGAACCCCCAAGCCCTGCTTGGTCGGGCCGTAAGCGTCACCGCCACGACCGTGGGCACTGCTCCAGTGTTTACTGTTGCCGGTTATGACATCTATGGCTTCCCAATGACTGAAAACCTGACGGCTGTGGCCGCTTCTACGGTCAGTGGCAAGAAGGCGTTCAAGTACATCACCTCTGTCACGCCCTCGGCGGCTGACGGTGCGAATACTTTTTCCATCGGCACCACCGATATTATCGGCCTTCCTATTCGGTCTGATACTTTTGGTGACACTGTGATCAGCTATTCGGCGTCTCTAAATCCGGCATTGATTGCCTCAAATACTGGCTATGTTGCCGCTGTCACGACTTTGGCAACAGCAACTACAGGGGATGTTCGCGGCACCTATGCTCTGCAAACAGCGGCGGTTAAGGCAACTAACCGTCTAGTTGTTCGCCAAACGCCTGCCCTCTATAACGTCGGATCCGCCGTGGGTCTGTTCGGTGTAACCCAAGCTTAAGGAACCCCATCATGAAGGGTCGTAAAAATCGCGCCACTGGTGGCGTTAACGAAGCTGCAAAGGATCTGCAGAACTCTCCTGCAGAACGCGTCAATGCCTCCAAGATTTTTGGTGAAGCCAAGGCTCGCAAGAGCGGCGGTCGCACCACTAAGATGGTCGGCAAGGTCAGCGGTGAAGCCTGCAACCCTTACGCTGGCCGCACGGCCCGTAAGAGCGGCGGTCGCGCCACCTCTGATGCAAATCCATTCACTTCGGCTCGTGCGGGCACTGCCCCTACTGGCCGCAAGCTTGATATGGAAATGAACTAAGCGATATCTTAGGATAGCGCTGGAACGGGGGCCGAGTGCCCCCGTTTTGCCATAAGGAGATACCATGTCAGATGCATGGACCCGAAAAGAAGGGAAGTCACCGCAGGGCGGTTTAAATGACCGTGGGCGGGCTTCGCTGAAGGCCGAGGGGCATAACATCAAAAAGCCTGTGACGGCTGCTGAGGCGGCTCACAGCCCCGAAAGCGCCCAGCGCAGGGATAACTTCAGAAGCCGCATGTGCGGGATGAAAGAAAAGCTGACATCTGCAAAAACAGCACATGATCCTAATAGCAGAATCAATTTGGCGCTTAAGCGTTGGGACGTAAAGTGCTAGTCTTGTTTAAAGATTTTTTGGAAGGGGCCTAACATGCGTCCAGTTACCGTAAACGTCGGCCCCCTTGCCACCGCAAGCGCCAATAACATTTGCCTATCCCAGACCCCTACAGCAGCCTTTACATTGAACGGCGCTTTGGTGACTTCTGGTGTGGCCACCTTGGATACCCCTCGGCGGGTTCTATTCACTGCTGCGGCCAATGAGAGCGCCAAGACAATTACGATTGTCGGCACCGATTGGAATTATGCGCCGCAAACCGAAGTGATCACCGGCCCTAATGCCACCACTGGCTACACCAATATGGATTTCCGCACGGTCACATCGATCACGATCAGCGCCGCCGCTACTGGCGCTATTACGGTCGGCACCAACACCATTGCATCAACCATGTGGGTGCGTCTGGATTCATATGCCTTGGCGCAGGTGGCTATCCAATGCACCGCCACCGGCACTGTGAACTATACGGTACAGCAGACCCTTCAGGATCCAAACAATCCCACAGTTAACCTTGCGCCATATCAGGTGACTTGGATTAACACTTCGGACACTGCCGCAGTAAATGCCAATAGCTCAATTCAAACAAACTATGGCTATGCGCCTTTGTTTGCCAAGGTTACGCTAAACAGTGGCACCGGATCTGTTTCTGCCGTATTTAGTCAGCTTGGGTCGTCCACTCATTAAACGAGGTTTTTTATGAGCGGTCTTGTAAGCTCTCCTACAGGTCTATGGGGTGGGAGGCCGGGACTTTTCGGCACCACGGGCTTATCGACGTCCTTTGGCCTATTGGCCGATGTTGCGTCGGCTGCACAATTATCCTTATATTTAGATTTTCTGACCCCCACCTATCAAATTAATGGGGTCACCTATTCTGGCTTGGAAGCGGCAGGCATTACCTTTTCGCGCGGCACCAACGCCACGCTGATCGATAGCACGGGCCAGCTCACTTATGCGCCCAGCAACCAAATACCCAACAGCGAAAGCTTTACGGCTTTAGTACCAACAGGAACTTGGGCACCAACAGGTTTAGCAACGATTCCAGTTGTTTCCAATGCCACTGTTGCCCCCGATGGCACAACGACTGCTGACAGTATCGTAGAAGATACTGCAAACAGCACCCACAGAATAGATTATTCAGGCCTTGCTGGTAATGCGGGTAAATATGCGGCCTCAGTATATTTAAAGGCCGGAACGCGAACTTTTGCTCGTATTCAATTTGATGCTACATTAAACGCAGTACCTTCTAGCGCGGGCGTACAAATAGATTTAAGCGATGGAACACCTAGTTCTACAACCGTCGCAGGCAACATTACCGCAGCCACAGCAACCTCTGAATTTGTTGGTAACGGATGGTATCGGCTAGGGTTAATTTTTACAATTTCCCCTACTTATGTGCTTTCTGGTGGATCAGTTCGCATATACCTGATGCAATCGCTAGCTCCTGCGCCATCTTATCTTGGAAACGGCTCAAACATCTTTGTCTGGGGCGCTCAGTTCGGCGCTATGACCTACGAAACCGCGCCACGCGCCTACAACAGCACCACGCCTAAGAACTTGCTTGGGTTTACCGAAGAATTTGAAAATGCGGTTTGGACAAAAGCTAACGCTACCGTAACTGCAAACGCAATAGCCGACCCTAATGGCTATTTAAATGCTGATAAATTAGTCGAAACAACATCAACAAGTACACACCATATAACGCAAACAACAGCATTTGTTTCTGAAACAGTATACACTTGGAATTTTTTTGTAAAAGCGGCAGAGCGGTCAGTGGTTCGTGTTTTATTTCCCGCTGCCGCGTTTACGACAAACTTATCGGTAAATTTTGACATTGCAACTGGCGCGTGGCGAACTTCATCACCAACGCCTCCTGCTGCACTTACACTTTTTTCGCAAGATGCCGGAAATGGTTGGTATCGAATTTCAGCAACCGCAAAAGCTACCGCTTCAGTTTCTAGTACAATTTTGTTGATGTTGGTTGATAGTCCTTCAGGCACCGGTAGCTACACAGGCGACGGTACATCCGGCGCATATATCTGGGGCGCTCAATTGTCAGACAGCGCGTCAGTGGACCCGTATGTTTATAACCCAGCCGCAGCCCTGACTTCCACAGCCTATTACGGCCCACGGTTTGATTATGATCCTGCATTTACGTACTCAGACAATAACTTAATTCCGTATGCAAATCCTCAAGATTTTAGCAACGCTTCTTTTTGGTCTAAAGTTAGAGCTTCCGCTCCGGCCACTACAGCAACGGTTGACCCTGCGGGAACGTATACCGCCTATAAGTTAACTGAAGATAATACAGCCGCTAATTCGCATTTTATTGCTTGGCAGGGCGTCGGTCGGTCTGTAACTGCGGGCGTTCAATACACTTTTTCTGGGTATGCAAAAGCGGCTGAAAGAACAGCAATTTCACCAATACTAGGAGCAGAAAGCGGAGCATTTGCTGTATCTTCGGGTGGAGATTTAGACCTATTAACAGGCAATGTAACAAATCAAGTAGGAAGCGGCCTTACAGCTGTAGACGTAGGCAATGGTTGGTACAGATGGTCCATTACAGCAACTGCTGTTATTTCAGCCGCTTTTGCAATGCGAGTTAATTTACTTTTAGGCGGCACTAACACCTACAATGGTGATGGCACATCTGGCGCATATATCTGGGGCGCTCAACTGGTTACGGGTGCCGCAGCCGTTCCGTTCTTCTATTACCCTCCACTAGGCTTGCTGATCGAGGAAGCGCGGACAAACCTGCTGCTTCAATCAGAACAGCTTGATGTTTCAGCAACTTGGGTTCCACTTAACGGAACAGTTACTGCAAACACAATTATATCCCCAGATGGCACAACTAATGCTGATGCATTTATTGAAAGTACGTTAGCAACTTCTTTCCACGCTGTAGCCCAAACCATTACAAAAGCGGCTTCAAATATACAGTACACAGTTACCATTTACGCCAAAGCTAAGGGAAGGCAGATGCCTATGTCTTTTAATGCTAGCGGAAGCGGGGTTGCAGGACGAGTTGATTTAGACACAGGAACCGTTGTTTCGGGATTAGGAACATTTGGCACAGGCTGGACCGCTGGGTCGCTTACCATAACGCCCGCTGGAAATGGCTGGTATAGGGTTGTGTTGGTGGCTACATCAAATACGGCAACCACTGCTCAAATTCAATATTCACTTTATAACACGGCGCTTGCAACCAACGTCTATACAGGCGATGGCGTCTCGGGCGTTTACCTTTGGGGCGCTCAATTGGAGGCTGCTGGTTTTGCTACATCCTACATCCCAACCGTAGCAGCATCCGCCACCCGGTCGGCTGATGTTGCCACTATGGTCGGCAATAACTTTTCCAATTGGTATAGTCAAACAGCAGGCACAATATCAGTAAGCGTAGATACGGTAGCATCCTCGTCAATAACCGCTCCAGTCTTATCCTTTCAAGATGCCGCAGGTTCTGCAACTAGTCGCCATCAAATCGCAACTTATACAACATGCTCTGCAACAGTGCTTTTAGGTGCTACACAGTCTAATATAGGCGTAAATACTCTATCCTCCCCAAAACTAGCCTATGCATACCAAGACAATAATTTTGCATTTTCCGCCAATGGAACGACCACAATAGTGGATACAACGGGAACCGTGCCATTAAACATTGGATATGCAACGCTTGGAAAATGGGATTTTGGCTCAGCTAGCTCGCTAAACGGTCACATCAAAACCGTCTCCTATTACAATGTTCGTCTTTCATACGATCAAATACAGGCCCTAACAGCATGATTGACCTTTACCTGAAAGCAGCAACCAAGGCCGACATGGACGCGGCATTGCTGGCGTCTGGCTTATTTGAAGATTTTGATGGGGAACTGCGCCCGATAGACGCAACCGTCCTTTTAGACAAAGAAAGCTTGTCGCCTCCAATAGACGCAACCGTCCCTTTGGATGAAGAAGGCTCATCGCCCCCCGTCAGCGCTGAGGACGGCTACTTTGTAAACCTGCGGCTCATCTATGCGGATGAGGCTCCAGAGGCCTTAGCGGCCCTGCAAACGCTTCCTGTAACCCCTTGGCGCGTCTGGGCCTGAAGGAACCATTATGGCACTCAGCGGCACCTATAATTTCAACCCATCGCTCGGCGAGATGACCCTGTATGCCTACAATCTTTGTGGGATCCGGGGCACTGCCTTATTGCAAGAGCACATGGAAAGCGCCCGCATGGCCGCTAACATGATGCTTGGGCGGTGGAGCAGCGATGGCGTGAACCTATGGACCGTGGATAAGCAGTCGGTGCCCCTGATTGCTGGTCAGGCCACATACACAGTTCCAAGCAATACCATCGTCATGCTGGACGCTTACATTGTCACTACAAACGGCAGCATATTTACAAACCGTTTGATCCTGCCGATCAGCCGCACAGAATATGCAAGCTATCCAAATCCTGAATCTGAGGGCTTTCCAACCACGTTTTGGTTTGACCGCCTTTTGTCCCCGACCGTTACCTTGTGGCCAGTGCCAAATGGCACCCAGACCAGCTTGGATTATTACCGGGTTCGGCAGATCCAAGATTCAAACTTCAGTGACGGCCAACAGGTCGAGATGCCTTATTATTTCTTGGAAGCCTTCGCCTATGGTCTAGCGCAGCGTCTTGCGATAATCTGGGCACCAGAAAAGGTTCAACTACTGAAACCTTTGGCCGATGAATCATACCAGATTGCCGCTGCACAAAATATTGAGACCGCGCAGCAGTATATCTCACCAATGATTTCCGGTTATTTCAGGCCGTAACCCATGGCGTATGCATCTCAGGCTGGCCGCGCCAGAACAAGCGTAAAGAGCCCGCAGGCCCATGCTATTTGTGACCGCTGTGGTTTTCGCTACAATTTCGTCGATCTTCAGTGGCAATACGACTGGAGAGGCGCAGCGCTCCAAAACATTCGCATCTTGGTTTGCCAGCCTTGTACGGATACGCC